TATCACTATTCCTGCAACTATAACAGTAACAGGGACTTTAGTAATAGTATAATGTCAAAAATAGAAGTAAATACAGTTGATGCACAATGTGGTAGTACAATTACCGTAGGATCGTCAGGTAAAAATGTAAAAATTGAAGGAAATGATATTCGTTCAAATGATTACAAAGCATCTGATGGTGGTAACATAATTAATCAAAGTGGAACTTCAATTACAATTGGTGCTTCAGGAGACACTATAAATTTAGCAAGTGGAGCTAGTCAATCAGGTTTTGGTAGAACAGGTACAGTTGATTGGCAGACAGGAAGTATTAAAACAGCTACATTTACTGCAGCTAATGGTGAAGGTTATTTTGCAGACACATCAAGCGGTGCTTTTACAATGAACTTACCAGCAGGAACTGCAGGCAATATTGTTTCTGTCGTAGATTACACAAACACATTTCAAACAAATAATTTAACAATTACACCAAATGGTTCTCAAAAAATTGGTGGACAAGCTGCAAACACAATTTTAAACACAGAAGGTCAATCAGTAACTTTCGTTTACGTTGATGATACTGAAGGTTGGAAAAACGTACAAGATTCAACTTCTAATATAACAGGTCAAAATTTTATAACAGCTTCAGGTGGAACTGAAGTAACTTGTGGAGATTTTAAAATTCACGTATTTACAGGTCCAGGAAATTTTGTTGTAAGTGCTTTATCACCGTGCGCATCACAAAACAAAGTAAGTTATGCTGTTGTAGCAGGCGGAGGTGGTGGAGGAAGAGATCACGGAGGAGCAGGTGGAGCAGGTGGTTTTAGAGAAGGTAGAAACAGTCCAATAGATTCTTATACGGCAAGTCCACTTGCAGCAACAGATTCAGGTTTACCAGTTACAGCACAATCATATCCAATTGTAGTAGGTAGTGGAGGACCAGGAAATTGTACTGGCTCTAGTCCAGCGGCAAGCACAAGAAAAGGATCAGATTCAAGTTTCTCAACAATAACATCAACAGGTGGAGGTGGTGGCGGAGCAGTTAATCCATCATCAGCTAGAACCGGAGGTGATGGTGGTTCAGGAGGTTCTGGTGGTTCTAATTCACCAAGCACTAATGCTGGCGGAGCAGGTAATACACCTCCCGTTAGTCCCCCACAAGGAAATAATGGTGGAACTAGTTATAACAATCCATCAAACCACGCAGGTGGAGGTGGTGGAGCAACCGCAGTAGGTGCTAATGCTTGTTCATCAAATGGTGGTAATGGAGGTGCAGGTGCCGCAACACAAATTATAGGGCCAAGTAATCCAGGTGTAAAAGGTAGTCCAGCAACTAATTTTGCAGGTGGTGGAGGTGGTGGAAATAGATCTTCAGGAACTGGTGGAACTGGTGGAACTGGTGGTGGAGGTAATGGTTCAAATGGTGGTGGAGATGCATCAGGAGCTACTCCAGGTACAACAAATACAGGTGGTGGAGGAGGATCAGCTGGACAAAATCCAAGTGATGCTCCAGGATCAACTGCTGGAAATGGTGGCTCTGGTATAGTAATGATAAGGTACAAATTTCAATAATTATGACAAGTAAAATAAAAGTAGATAATATAAATAAAGTTTCAGATGATTCAAACATCATCAATAAATGTGGGACAACAATTACACTAGGTGCAAGTGGTGATAGTATTGCTTTAGCATCAGGTGCATCTCAAACAGGTTTTGGTAGAACAGGAACTGTAGATTGGCAGACAGGCAGTATTAAAACTACAACTTTTACTGCAGTTAATGGAGAAGGTTATTTTGTAGACACTTCAGGTGGAGCTGTAACTTCAAATTTACCAGCAGGTAGTGCTGGAGCAATAGTTTCATTTTCAGATTACACACGAACTTTTAATCAAAATAATTTAACAATTACTCCCAATGGTTCAGAAAAAATTGGCGGAAATGCAGGATCTACGACGATGGATGCAGCTGGACAAGCAGCAACCTTTGTTTATGTAGATGGAACAGAAGGTTGGATTAATGTACAAGAAACATCTAATTCTTTAGTAGGACCACTTGATTATTTATGTGCATCAGTTTCAGGTTCTGGTAATACAACTATAACAGATGGTGATTATAAAATTGCTGTGTTTACAGGTCCAGGTACTTTTGCTGTAAATGGAATATCTTCTGTTTCAGCTCCTAGAAATAATATGGATTGGATGGTGATAGGCGGTGGTGGAGCTGGTGGTGAAAGTTGGAGAGCAGGAGGAGGAGGTGCAGGTGGATTTAGAGAATCTCCAGGTGCTTCTACTGGTTGTTATACAGCTTCTCCTTTAGCAGGAAATTCACACGTAGTAGCTACAGTAACAAATTTTCCAATTGTAGTTGGAGCAGGTGGTACAGGTGGAACAAGCCCTAGTAATTTGTCTACAAATGGTTCACTTTCAAGTTTTTCAATTTATTCTTCGGCGGGTGGTGGAGCAGGAGGTTCTTATAATCCAAGTAATACTCCACAAAATGCAGGAGCTAATGGTGGTTCAGGCGGCGGTGGTGGTGGATGTGCTTCTCCTCCACGTGCTGGAGGAACAGGTAACACTCCTTCTACTAGTCCAGCTCAAGGTACTAATGGTGGAGATGGTGGTGCGCCACCTTCTTCTGCTGGCGGTGGTGGCGGTGGAGCTACTGATGCAGGGAGTAATGCAACAACGGCTGCAACTGGAAACGGTTTTGGTGGGGATGGAGCAGGAACAGATATTACTCCAAGTTCGAGCTATGGAACTCCTGGTCCAAGTGGATCTTTAAGATATTATAGTGGTGGTGGTGGTGGCGGTCATTATAATTCACAACAACCAACCGGAGTACCTGGTGGTTATGGTGGTGGTGGAATGGGTGGATATGAAAGTCCAGCACCCGCATATGTAGCAGCTGTTGCAGGCACAGTAAACACCGGCGGCGGTGGAGGTGGAAAAGCTGGAACATCTTGTAGTCCTGGAGCTGGTAATGGTGGTTCAGGTATAGTAATGATAAGGTATAAATTTCAAAATTAGGTAAATTATGAGTGAAGTAAAAGTAAATAAAATTAGCCCACGATCCGGAACAA